CCACATCCACCATGGGTGTATCTGGTATGGGAACAACCTTTATTAACACAGTGGACATATCTGAATTAGATATCAAAAACGGGGGTAGAACGAACTATTCTATTAAAGTAGATAAGAGAGACGCACAAGACCGTATTTACATGCACATCACAGGAAAAAACGGCAATACGAGTGTGTTTAGTGGCACAGACATATTATCAGAATCAGGTGTAACAAGTGGCTATCAAGAATACACAGGAGGTTTTGATTTTAGTGGTACAATTACAACACTTGTAATCGAGGTAGGTGGACGTGATATCAACCTTGCAATCGGACCACTTTTTGATGATGTGCGTATAAACGTATTATACAATGTCGTATCCACAATAGTGACACAATCAATTACATCTGTTGAGATGTGGGTAGCTTACGGTGGTAGCACAGAGACAGAAGTTATTGATATTGTTGAGAATATTTTTGATCATAACGATATTGTCGTGCCAGAATCACCGGGTGATGATATGTTTTTTGAGCCAGAGTTTGATGAGCCAGACATGGAAGTATCTTATGAAACTGTAGAGATGGAAATGGAGATGCCTAGTTTTGAAACAGATTTTGAAATGGAGCTTCCTGAAATGGATATAGATATGCCTGAAGTCGAAGTGGCGTCTATTGAAGCTGAAATGGAGATGGAAATGGAGATTGAAGTTGCCCCAGAACCAGATACAATAGAGTCAGAACCAGAAATAGAGGAGCCAGTAAATGAACCCGAAACTGAAACTGAGCCAGAACCCGTGGCTGAACCTACTGAAGAAGATTCTACAGAGCCTGAAACTAATGCGGAAGAGGAGTCTGAATCGGAAGAGAGCGTTCAAGAGACTGAAGCAGATGAGAGTGAATCAGAAGATTTGGGAGAAGCGGAAGATAAGAGTGAAGACGAAGCGCCTGTAAAAAAACCAGAATCTAAAAAAGAAAAAGCTGCAAAGAAAATAGTTAAGAAGATGGGTGATAAGGGTAGATACGATTCAACTAACCAATTAAAAACTTTGATTGTTATGCAAGTATTAGGAGATACTAAAACATTCTTTGATTCACAAAAACAACTAGAGGATCGATTAGATTTCTTCACAGATTACATGATGCCAGATGCTGAAATACAGAATAACAATATAGCACAGTGGTATTTATTTTCTGGAAGTGATGGCATGATTAATGATATGATAGAGTTACAATGGCAGAACTCGAAGTAGCAGGCATTAAGTTTCGTGGCGGGAAGATTTTCCTAGTCTTAACTGCGTTAACGACAGCAGGTGGTGCTTTATGGGGTGGCTTTGAATTTTACAAAGATTACCTAACCATGAAAGAACAGATACAAGAATATGTAGCACCTGATCTATCTGGCTTTGATAAAAGAATAGATTTAACAAAAGAAGAGTTAAATGGCAAAACAGATCTAATACAAACAGAAGTAAATATGATTATGCAAGAAATGGAAATGATTATGTCGGAAATTAGATTAGTGTCCGATGTAGCTAATGAACTAAAAAATGACCTTCGGCAAGATGTAAGGCGCGTAGAGAAAATTGTAAATGATGTTGAGCAATTAGTTAAAGAAGATTCGAGAGAAACCAACCAGGAGTTAAGACAAACCACGAAGGACATTCAGGAAGACATGCAATTATTAACGGATAAGTTGGAGCAAGCCATGACTGAGCTAGAAGAAAAGATTGAGAAAAGAATAAAACTAGCATTAGAAAATCCTTTATCACAAATGTAATGGCTAAACCACCTACCAACGAATACTTTACACCTGTCAAAAAAAGAACTAGTATAGGGCGTTCTTCACGCACAAGGCCAAAGAACAAAAACAAAAGAAGACAGTATGTCAAATACAGGGGTCAAGGATGACTAAATTATGTCCTAGGGGTAAAGCTGCAGCTAAAAGAAAGTTTAAAGTTTATCCATCAGCTTACGCAAATGCATACGCTTCTAAAGTTTGTGCTGGTAAAATTAAAGATCCAAGTGGTGTAAAGAGAAAAGATTTTAGAGGACCGAAACCAAAAGCTATGGGTGGAGAAGTTGTAGATTTTAATAAAATATCTCAACAAAGAAAAAAAGTTTCTCAGTTTAACAAGGGTGGTATTGCAAGAGGATGCGGTGCTATTATGGCAAAGAAAAGAAAAAAGACTAAGAAAAGATAATGGCCAAGGGCGGTTTAAAAGAGTGGTTTAAACAGAACTGGGTTGACATAGGTTCTAAAAGAAAAGATGGATCTTTTGCTAAATGTGGCAGATCAAAACAAAAGAAGGACGCAAAAAGAAAATATCCTAAATGTGTTCCGTTAGCAAAGGCTAGGAAAATGACAGAGAGTCAAAGACGCTCTGCCGTATCTAGAAAAAGAAGTAAAGCTCAAGGTGTTGGAGGTAAACCAACTAATGTTAAAACATTTGCTAAAGCTGCAGGTGGAGGCATGGCTGTTAGAGGTATGAAATTTATTGGTGTTAGATGACCAAGAAAAAGAAAGATCCTAAAGTTGGCACGGGCAAGAAACCAAAAGGTAGTGGCAGGAGACTTTACACGGATGAGAATCCACGCGATACTGTATCTATCAAGTTTGCTACTCCTGCTGATGCTAGAAAAACAGTGGCAAAAGTTAAAAGGATTAAAAAACCTTTTGCTAGAAAAATTCAAATATTAACAGTCGGTGAACAAAGAGCTAAAGTCATGGGTAAATCAAAAGTGGCCAGCATATTTAGAGAGGGAAAGAATGCAATTAGAAAAAGAAATACAACTAGACGTACGTAAATGGTCTGAACATTTTTTAGAAGTTCCCAACAAACATTTAGGAGGGATGTCAGCTTGTCCTTTTGCTAGAAAAAGTTGGAAAGAAAATAAAGTGTTAATTAAAGTAAAACGTAAAAACAAATGGTACAAAACTGAATTAAATGGTTACCTAGATAATTTGGATCTTGAAGTTCATGATTTATTAATCTTTTGTGATCCTTATTATAGTTACACTCCAAACGGGTTTCAAGATATCGTTGATGCCTACAACGAGTGGTATAACAAAAAAGATATATATTTTATGGGATTTCATCCCCATAATCCAGCCAACGAAGAGGAGCAAGAATTTTTAGTATCTCCGGGGGACGAACCTCCGCAGGTAGAAAGTGATCTTATGTACTCCATGATGTTGGCACAAAAGTTCTCGCTATTACAAGAAGCTTCTGATAAACTACATAAGTCTGGTTACTATAAGTTGTGGCCGGATGGATACTATCAAGACGTTGTAGTATCGAGAGCAAAAACCTATAAACGAATATTCGGAGGTTAATATGAAAGGTAAGAAAAAAATGGCAGGAGGCGGAGTCATGAAGAAGCGTGGCGGTGGTCCTGTTAAAAAAGCCGGTGGTGGCATGATGGGCAAAAAGAAAATGGCCGGTGGTGGCATGATGGGCAAAAAGAAAATGGCCGGTGGTGGCATGATGGGCAAGAAAAAAGTCGCTATGAAAAAAGGTGGCAAAGTCATGAAAGGCAAAAAGAAAAAATCCATGAAGGGTAAAAAGAAAAAGGCAAGAAGAAGATAGATGCCAACATACGCTTCAACAGCTAACTTTGATCTCAGCATAGATGAAATTGCTGAGGAAGCATATGAACGTTGCGGTTTGCAAGTTCGTAGTGGATACGATTTAAAAACCGCAAGACGTTCTTTAAACTTAATGCTATCTGAATGGGCCAACAGAGGTTTAAATCTTTGGACTATTCAACTACAAGAAAAAACTTTACCTGCAGGAACAACAAATTTAACTGGTTCAGATTTGTTTGGATCTGGTGCAGAGGCTGGTCAACAAATAGTTGATATTACAGATCTTGTTATTAGAGATTCAAGTAATAATGATTTTTCTGCACAAACAATTAGTAGATCAACATATCTAAATATATCCGTTAAAAGTACCAGCGGAAGACCAAGTCAATACTATTTCGAACGTACGATAAACCCAAGATTATATCTATATCCTGCAGCAGATGTAGACTACACTCTAGTATATTATGCTCTGATTCGGATGAAGGATGCTGGGGCTTACACGAATAATGCTGAGGTTCCTTTTCGTTTTCTTCCATGTATGACTGCCGGATTAGCTTATTACATAGCTATGAAGAAAGCACCAGAAAGAATTCAATTATTAAAACAAGTTTATGAAGATGAGTTCCAAAGAGCTGCAGCTCAAGATGGAGAAAGAACAAGTTTATTTTTAACACCTAAAACTTATTTACCAGGAGTTTAAATGGCCAAGTTTGCATCAGGTAAATTTGCAAAGAGAATATCAGATAGATCTGGTATGGCTTTTCCATACAATGAAATGGTTAAAGAGTGGAACGGTTCCATAGTTCACATATCTGAGTTTGAACCAAAGCATCCTCAGTTGGAACCTGTGCCAATAGTAACTGATCCAGAAGCATTAGAAAATGCAAAACCACAAATTGCTAATTCAACTTGTTTTGTAGGTTTAATTGGCGTCAATACAAACATATTTTCTAGCGTTGGAATGCAACCAAAAAAAGACGCAAAAGAGACAAGGTTGCAGAGTAACGTAGGAAATGTTACAGTGAGTGCGTCATGACAGATTTTTCTGATTTAGTAGATAATGTAAGAAATTATACAGAGACTGATTCTACAGTTTTAACTGATGCAATTATACAACAGTTTATTGATTCTACCGAGGATAAAGTAAGAAGAAAGGTAGATCTAAACTATTATAGAAGATACGATACTGCTACATTAACGGTAAATAATCCTTTTTTACCATTGCCTGCTGATTGGGAGGCAACTAGGTATGTTCAGTTAATAGATGGATCTAATAATAGAACATTCTTGATACAAAAAGATATTTCATTTATTAATGAATTTGCGCCCGATAGGACGTCATCTGGAGCAGGTACTCCAAAGTATTATGCTGTATATGATGATGACACTCATATGTTGGCGCCAACCCCGAACGCTGCATTAACTGTAGAGCTCGCATACACGTACAAGCCACCTATCTTGTCTAGCACGACAACGTCGAACTGGATGAGCCAGAACGCTCCAAACGTGCTATTGTATGGTTGTGTTTTAGAGGCACTTGGATACTTGAAAGGTCCGGCCTATATGATACAATACTATGATAAAATGTATAATCAGTCTTTAAAAGATCTAGCCTCATATGAGATGGGACGTGATCGTAGAGACGAATATCGAGATGGCGTTATTCGTATCCCTCTCGAGTCAAGGAACCCATAGGAGATTATTATGGCAATTACACAAGCTGTCTGCAACAGTTTCAAAGTGGAGATCCTGAAAGGCCTACACAATTTTACGGCAACGACGGGGAATACTTTTAAACTTG